TTTTCTTTTTCTTTTTCTTTTTCTTTTTCTTTTTCTTTTTCTTTTGGTACGTACCTTGGGGTGTCCTCATTATTATTTTGGGACGACCCTAATTTAGCATCATTAAGCCTATTTCTTAATTTCTCAAAGTTCCTAAACACGTAATGGTGTTGGGTTTGTGTAAAACCAGAAAAAACAGCCATTATCTTTTCAATATCTAGGGTAAGCTCTTTTTCAGAACCAGCATAAGCCGTTTTAGAAATTAGGTATTTGACGTTTTTTGGTATTTTATTGTAAGTTCTGCCTGCTAAATACAATAGTTTAATGTATAAGAGTTGTTGCCTTTCGCTAAGATCAAACAAAAATCTATCATCACCATCAAAAAGATCTAAGTAAAGCTTAACGAATATAATGTTTTTATATGGCATAATCTCTCCCTTAAAACGGTACGTCGGTGTCTTCGTCTTCAATACCTGCTGTTGGACGACCTTCTTCTACTTCTTGGCTATATTGTTCTTGGTCGTTATTATCTGACTTAGGTTTTTGTGACAAAAATTGAACATTAGTAGCCGTCACACCTGTTTTGTCACGCTTATTACCTTCATCATCTTCCCAACTCTCTTGCTTAATCTGGCCTATAACAATAAGAGGACTACCCTTAGTGAGATACTTACACACGGTTTCTGCCAACTTACTCCAAGCAGTCACTTTTATAAAAGAACATTCCTCTTTCTTCTCTTTTTTGTCTGTATAGTAAGTCCTGTTTACTGCAACAGTAAAACTTGTAACAGACGTGCCACCTTTAGTTTCCCTTAATTCGGGATCCCTAACCATATTCCCTGCGATAGTAACCTGATTTAGTTCAACTCCCATAACCTATTCACTCCCTTCTGGTGTTTCTAATACCTTTTTGGCTGCTTTGTAATCGTTACGCAACCACACCTGTATATCTTCTGGTAATAAGCTTATCTCACCTGAAAACTCTGCTGCCATAGCGCACATCTCTATTGTGTTTTTAGCATTATGAAACTCACCAGAGATATTACAAGCTGCTTTTTCTAACATACTCTTACTATTTGGATCTGGCTTTCTACCCTTAGGTGGTTCTACCTTTTTTACTGGTTCGGTCTTTTTTTGGGTTGTCTTCGGTGGCGCTTTCTTTAAAACCTTAGGTTTCTCGTCACCGCTATTATCCATAGTGTCAGCGTCCTTTGTATCATCAATACAGAACATTCCATTCAACCCATACTTACGAGCGTAGCTTGAAGCTGCGCCGGTTATTTGAGATTCGTCCATACCCTTCTTTGCTAAAGGCTCACGGGCATATCCATTTGTTTCTAAGCAATCACCTATAAAATCTGCAAGTTTAACCGTCGCTTTAACATAATGACGTTCTCCAATAAAAACCATTTCATCTGTTATCGCTAAAGTTAGTTCATATTTGCCTAATAGTGGCTTGACTGCTGTGAGAATATCTTCGCAAGATCTATAGTTAAAGTTTGCGAAAGTGTTCCTCTGCCCTTTTGGAGCGTGTAGTTCAAGTTGTATTGCTCCTAGCTTTCCAGTTATTGATAATGCTTCCTTTTCCATAGTTTCGTCCTTTGTCTTTTTTACCATTTATTTATAACTTTATTTAGTCTATAAATCTCCAAACAATGCAATAACCTTTGCCAATGCAGATCAAGAAAAGGAACCTTTTTATCATCAAAGCCCTCACTCTCGTCCCTACCAATACGAAGGATCCTTACATCATCTACCTTGTGACCATTCTCTTTTAACAACTCAGCATATCCTACAACCTGCGTAAATTGCTCTGGGTAGATTCCCTTACAAGTCTTAAGATCTATAAGAGTGTAGTTACCATTAAGCTTGCAATAAATATCACAACAGCCCCCGTAACGGTGCATTTCTGAAACAAGCTTCATTTCACTTGCTATGTACTCAATCTGCTGTGCCTTTTCCCACGTATAGAATTTAAGCACGGAGTTTGTAGCAAGATCAATTTGGTTTGGAGTATAGTCGTTAAAGTCTGGTTCGACTTTAGTTTTTGTTATCTTAGACTGAACGTGGCACTCGACTATATAGTGAGCCAACGTTCCTATGCTTGCCATTTCATCAACATAGGATTTTACGCTAATACCTTCTAACCCAAGGTTATTAGCCCACTTTACAAGAGCAGGCTTATTCAATATGCCTGTAAGAGTTGTCACGCCCGGCACTATCGTATTATCTGCTAAACGATAACGTGTGTGCGCTTTTGCTTTATTCGCAACTCTTTTCTCCCCTTCCGTCTTTGATACTTTCCTCGCAGCCTTCAATGGCTTTACCATTTCGCCCCCCTTTGTAACAGTAGGAGCAAACAAAAAGACCCTACGCTATTGCATAAGGTCTTCGACGTCGGCTTGGGAAAACCGTGTCCACTCCTACCATTTATTGTTGTTATTGTTATTGCTCCCACAACACGTCTATACATTTGTTTTTTGCTCCTTGTTTTGAAGTCCGTTAAGTAATCTTTCGTCCGTCAAATATTTTATTTCTTACGTACTCTGATGCGTCTTTACTCTTATTGATTCTAACTTTCAAGTTTAAATATTTAAGTTCTTTTACCGTCAGACGAATAGAAAGTTTATAACTTTTTGGATTTTTTATCGTCGAGCCGAACGGTCTACCACGTTTTTTCTTTAACATTATAAATTACCTCACCTTTGTTATAAATGATTGTATGCCTGTCAGCAAAATTTGTCAAGCATTAAATTAATTAATATTGTCCGTAAATATTTTCAGGATCTGCTTGGTGGGTTTTTTCGGAGTAAAAGAAGGCTCCGTAGATACCCCAAAAGATACCTACGATAGCCAACGTGATTATTATTGCGTCCTTGAATCTTTTCATTAAGTAGCGTCGTCCAATTCTTGAAGGATCCCTTTAGCCCTAACAACAGAAAGATAAGCTATATCCGGATTCCCTTTTCGATTCCTTAGTAAAGGCAAGGAAATTTCTAGCTCCTTTTCAGCTTCTTTTAAAAGCCCCTCTGCTTTCAACCATAGTTCATCAATACGCTTTATTTTCTTGTCGTCTTTGCAAGTCTTGGCTAGACCAACAATCTCTTTTATTAAATGACCTATCATAAAGCCCCCTTACCACTTCGTGAAAAATTTAAACCCTTTATACTTTCTACCAGAAGGCGTCTTAAATTCTCCAAAAGATAAGTGTTTTTTAACTTTGGCTATCGTACCTACGGCTTGCCCTACCGTCCCTAAATTATAAGCGAGGTACATAGCCTTTCTCATTTTTTTAGTTTAAGCATCTCCTCTGCTGATGTATTAACTTTAACGCTCGCCTTTGCCACCTTGATTAACTGTGACTTAACGACAGTCATAAGCTTTTTATCCGTAACATCAACCTTGCCACCATCTACAATATACTTCAAGGCTGAATCAAGATACGTTAAAGCAACAACCTGTGTTGAGTCTGGTATAGCCTTCTCTGCGAGTTCTGCTGCTGCAAAGACCGGTGCGCCAAACTTTGCTAACCATTCATCATCTTTCTTGGTTTTTGTTGCTCTTACAATAGCCCTTGTAATAACCACAACAGCCCCCAAAACGACCCCTGCGCCCAATGGTGTCTTGGCAAACGCCAATAATCCAATAAGCATATTCATTATCATATCCATTTACTCCCCCTTCGGTTTTGGGCGTTTTTGCCCGTATAGTCTTTCAAAATAATCTAAGCTAAACTTAACCCATTCTTGTAATTGCACCTGTTCTTCTTTGGTTCTGGCATATCTTTGACGCTTTTGGTACTCTCTTTTAACCTTCCATATAGAATAAGAGTAAGATTCTTCCTGATTCCTTGTTATATACCTATATCCAAAGGCGTCAATAATAAGCTGCTCGTGCAACTTAAGCGTAGCATCCCAAAGAGATTGCTTATCCTTTTCTTCCAATTTATAGGCTTCTGTTACGTCTGGTTCTTCTTCTAATACCTTAAAGAGCCTAAGGCTCTCAGTTATGAAATATTTTGAAATCTGCATAAGCTTGTTTGCCCCAATCGCATTTGGGTTATAAACCTGCCCTGCGCCAATAGATTTACGGTTTGTGGCAATATCCCAGAAGATTATTCGATATAATGGGTGTAATTCCCATTTAGCTACAGATTGTATGCCTTGCAAGCCTCTTGGAAGTGGTTTTGTTGGATCATAATATAGAGCCCGGTATATCTGTTTTGGGATCTGATTATAAATAAGATTCAAGGCAACGACCATAGTTTTATCCACACCATCTGCGCCTTTTGTCGTTTTGACCCATTTCCAAAATTGAGCGTTCCTTGCCCTTGTGAAGCCCTTTCTTCTAAACATATAGTCTACCCCTAGTATCAAGAAGATTAGAGCAGCTATGCCCTTAATTACCCTTAATACGTCTGGTTTTTCAGGTAGTCGGGGAAGTTCTGCGTCACCTTTGCCTATTAACTTGCCACCTGTATAGCCTAAACCGTCAAGTGTCACTTTCATAGAGTCATAGATCAGTCTAAATATCTGGCGTGGCATAAGGAACCTAAAGGCGTAAACGAAGAATATCAACCCTAAGTTATCTCTAGCTTTAGTAGATATATCTCCATAAGCACCGTGCCATTGTGAAGTGTAGTAAGCTGCCCTCTTAGCAGAATAGCCCATATCCTTGTAAGCAATAAAGGTACTCAATCGGATAATTTCATCACCACCCCAAGTCACGTTTCCTATGGCTTTATAGGCTACTTTGATGATATTTATGCTGTTTTTGATGGTTAAAGGCATATCTAACAAGCCTTCAAGCACCTTTTTGACTGCCGGATAGTCTGCCATAGTTCTTTTGGCTGCCATACTCACGGCTTCATCTTCACTTTTAGATCCTACTACTGGAATATGCGCTCTTTGGAAGATTCCAAGCTTATCTCCTTCTCTGAAATCTCCACTAGGCGCATTATTAACTTTAGCTTTTATCCATAGCTGAATGGCTTTCGCAAGATAAAGAGGCGTCTTTACACCCAAAGCGCCACCAAGTGCTGCTTGTAAGAGATCGTACTTCCAAATAATCATAGGCTTGATAAACTGCCCCATCTTGATTATCCCATAAAACATTTTAATAAAACCACCTTTTCTAACTAAGGTCGCTTTAAGTTCTACTAAACCATCTTCAAAGACTGGGTGAATTCTGTAATTGTTGTACTCAGGAGCTACGATTCCGTGCTTAAGTGGGTTCAATATGCTCCAATTTTTAGCCTGTGGGTTCTTTTTCAAGCTACGAGCAGACACAATATAGCCACTTTCTTTGGCATAATCAAATAGATCCTTCATTGTCCAACGAAATTGAGCCTCGGATAACATCTGCATAGCAACTTTCACCAAATCAATGTCTTCCGGCTTTAACAATCCATTCTTTAAATACTCTCTTAAAGGAGTGATCCCTTTTCTGTGCTTGTATTTGAAAGAAAGCCTACGTGCATTACTTAGCCAAACTCTGCGCTGTGCGTCATCCAACCTAGAAATTTTGTTATCAAGCACGGCTTGAACTACGTTTTTATGAGAAACAAACCTTAGATCCCGTATTTGCTCTATTTCAGCATTTACTTTTTCAAGCTTCTGGCGAAACTTTTCAGCTTGTCTGTTTCTATAAGACTTATTATATGTACTATTTTCATCAGAATACCGGTCAATTTTAGTCTGTAGCTTATCTTTCTTGTCAATGGCTTCATCTATAACCCTATCCAAGAAGGACGTTTTGTAGATCCCCCTGTCCTTGTTCTGTGTGTCTACATAAGAGAAAAGATTTATAAAAATATCTGCAAAGCCCTTTATCCTCTGATCTGAACTATCATAAAAACTCTTTTCCTCAACTGCAAAAGTAGCCTTTACTCTGTCCTTAATAGTGAACTGTTTACCCCTTGATCTGTTATTTACCTCAATAATGGCTTCATTAACCCTACCAGCAAGCTCTATTGTTGTTTTTCTGAACCTTTCAGCAAGCGTAGGGTCGAACCTTTCTTGATAGTTATATTTCCATAACCAATCTAGCGCTTTGTTCCAAGGAGTAAGCAAGGCACGCCTAAACCCAGAGAAGTCGACCCCAGAAGGTAACACTATCGAACCCTTTGCTAATCCCTTAATATCCTTGGTTTGTGCGTCAATAATATCATCAACGCTCTGGTTGGTTTCCGGTTCTTCTTCATCACTTGGGGCTGACTCTGTTACCTCCGGAAGCTCGTCTTCATCAACACCACCCCTAGCTTGAATTGCTGCGTCTATTGTGTCTATCTCCTTTTTAAGATCCTTAACACCGTTCCGCATAGCTTCTTCTTCTGCTGTCGCTTCTGCAAGAACGACTTCCTGTTCCAAGACCTTCTGCTTGTGGCTGTCTATCCTAGCAGTTAAATAAGAAGTGTCTTTGTCTGGGTCAGATTCAACAATCTCTCTTTCGTACCCACTTATTTTTGTTTGGCGCTCTGCAATATCTTCTTGTATTCTTCCCAAACGAGCAGAGATCTTATCAAGTTCGGTATTAGCCTTGCCAAGCTTACTTCTCATAGCCTCTGACTGCCTCACATTCTCCCAGAAGATCAACTCGTCTTTGTCTACTGTTAAAGACTCAGAAAGCTCCTCATAAGAAAGCCCTTGCTGTTTATCAAGGTTGATATTGCCTAGTTCATCTTCTGAACCAAGCCAAAGTTCCTTGTTCCACTTGTCTTTCCTGTTAAGCTTCCCATACATAAAAGCGTCAAGGCTACCCTTTGTAACATAGTTGTATATAGAAACAAGGTCATTTCTGTTGCCCTGTCTTACGCCTCGACCATTTCTCTGAGTCAGTTCATCTGGTGTCCAAGGCACGTCAACATTATGAATGGCTACTGTATCGGCCTGTAGATCCATACCCTCACCCATAGACTTAGTTGTTCCTATAAGAATGGTTATCTTACCATCATTATAGTCGTCCATTATCTTCTGCTTCATCTTAGGAGTGTTGTTTGTTTCTCCGTTGACTATAGCCACCTTGTTTTCCGGTATGCCCTGCTCTACAAGTAATTTCCTCACCTTTTTGTGATAATTTACATAAACGGTTCTATCTGACATCTTAATAGGTATACCAGACTCCTTGGCTATAATTTTGGCTTCTATGCTTACCGGCTCTCTGCCCTTGAATAGATCAAGAAACACTAATTGCCCAGAACCCTTAGTTTGCTTATGCGTAGTCATTACAGTATTAACCAAATAAGCTATTTTACTATTAGGGCTTTTCCAATTCTGATATTTGGATCCATTCCATACGTCAGCACCAACAGCATTTTGCCTGCTCTGAGTAGTAAGCGCTAAAAGAGATAGCCCTTGGTCTTGTGCTGCTTTCGGGTTCTCTTTGATAAAATTCATTTCTGCAACTATTTTAGCGCCTATCTTCATTTGCTCTTTAGATATTGGAACCTCGACTACGTTATACTTTGCGTCCGGTCTTTCTATCTCTGCCATATCTTCAAAGCGCCTAAAGTCTACGTACTTCTTAAATATCTCACGCAAGGCTTTAAGGTTCTTATAGCCAGAAATCATTTTCTTTGTGGTCATCATGCCCGTAACGTCTGGTATTCCTACATCTTGAACAATGGTGAACTGATCAACAAAATCTCCTGCGTTCATAATGCCACGATTTGTCCATTCCTCAGGAGCAAGATATCTAATCATAGCATATATCTCAATCGGGTTATTTGGCGTAGGCGTAGCTGTTAAGAAATGAATATTGCCTTTATCGCTATCCCTCATAACTCTAGTCTTATACCAAAGGTCTGCTGCTCTCTCTGAGTTGTTTTGTGTAACGATACTTTGCTCTGTACTCCAACTGCCCCAGTCAACATATACGTTCTTATAGTTGTGCGCTTCGTCAACTATCAACATATCTATATTCAGATCTTCAAAGAAAACGGTATTTGTTTTCTTCATCTGCTGCAACCCTGCAAGCTTCTCTTTCATCTTAACAAGATCTTCCTGCAGCCTTTTTTCAGTTCTCTTTTTACCCCTGCTTGATTTGCCCTCATTTAAAAGGCGTATGCGCTGCTCAAAGGCATCAATGTCTTCTTGCAGATATTTGTCTGCTCCCTTTATTGGGATAGTCTTTAACCTGTCTGTAGAAATAAGAACAAAGTCAAAATCGTTCATAGCTACTTGTTGAAGCATCTTATAAGCGTTGTTTTGAGAAAGGTTTTCAAGCGATAGTATTTTTGCAGAAGGGAACAGATCTTGTATTTCGCCTGCCCACTTTCTTATGACCTTGGCAGGGACTAATAGCATTTTGCGTTTAGCTGTATTGTTCTGGACTGACAACTGTGCTAATAGAATAGCTGCCATTGTTTTGCCACCACCAACCCCGTGAGCATTTATAGTGCTACGCATATCAGTTGCTTGCGCTACCCACTCCCATTGATGGCTTTTTACTTTTAAGGGTGAACCCTTAAAGGTCTTGGAAATACCAGTTATATCTTGTGGTGTTGCATCTGGCTCTCTGCGCCTATAAGAGTTATAACTTCGGTTATATTGATCTACTGCAATATCAGTAACGCTACTGTCAGCTTGGTTCTTGAACCAGTTCTCGAAATGCTTTCTGACTCTTTGTAGTTCTGCTGTCTTCTCTGGACTATAGACCTTTACTGCGTCACGTCCATAACCAATCGTGTCTGTTTCCTTAACGTGATTCAAGTATTTCTCAATAGATCCTTTTGGTGAGTTGTTATTTATGTTCAACTCAGAACTTCCACTCCAACTAGATCCATCTTTTATTTCCCACTCCAAAACTCCATTTAAAGGATTGATAACTCTTTTAAGGCTACCACCAATCCCTGCAAATTCTAACCAAGCATTGAGCGTTTCTTCTGGAACCCATAAATAGATAGGGTCTGCGTCCAAGCTGTCTTTTGTAGCTTTCTCTGGCATTACAGCTTTTAGTTTTTCTGCTTGTTTGTCAAGATTCTGTTCAAAAGCTTTCTCTAGTTTAGGTATTAAATCCCCATAAAGATACTCTGCGTCAGGAACAATATTATCTCCGTCAATATTCCAACCTTCTTTCTCGACGAGTTCACGCTCTACAGCTTCAACGTCTTTCTCCATCAACTTCGCTATCTCAGTAGTGCTGTAGGAGTTAGTCGTTTCCTTTACATAACGTACTGCGTCTTGTAGATCCCCAGATTTAAATGGCGCTATCTCTCTAGTCCCAATATCTAATTTATCTTTTGTTAATATGTCTACAAGCTCACCATCTGGGCTCATAATCCCTGCAAGCTTGAAAAATCTTGGGTCGTCTTTAAGCTTACCTACGGTTACATCATAACCTATAGGCTTACCGTACTTTTTGCTATATGCCTTGGCTATTTTCTTAATATCAGACTGTAGTTTTTTATCAATAGCGTGACTCTCTTTAACAATACGAGTAAACTGTTCAGCTTTGTCCATAAGATCTATTGCTACAGCTAGCTTCTCTTTTACTAGACCCTTTGTGGCTACCTTTGTCCCACTCTTAAGAATAGCACGGTTGCCATCAGCCGAAGCATGACCGGCCATTAAAAGTTCTCCGTCTTTATCTATCCCAACGAAAGAACCGAAAACAACGTCTTGGCTCTTTATGGTGTTCTTTGTGGTTTCGTAATCTTTATAACCCCCTTGTTGCTTCGTATATTTGCTTTGTGCCGGAGCATATTTTATATCATCTTTTAAGGCTTTGTTTATAAATTCCTCTATTGGCTTTGTTGTCTTAGCTGCTACTTGCGCTCCAAATTGCCCTGCAGTAACAACTTTGCCCCAGACCTTATCGGGGTTGTTCTTAAAGTAACGTGACATTGAAACAGTCTGTATTATTCCCTTTGAGTTCTTTATCTCTATAGGATCAGAATTTATGAACTCGTCTTGTAAGTGCTTCGTTCCCTTTTTAATTTCTTCGACTACCCTTTTACGGAAAATAAGAATATCAGCGCTGCCTTCATATTGCGTGTTTTTCCTAAAAGCACCTAGAGGCAACCGGTACGCTCCTAAGAAAACAGCCTTCTTGTTGATGCTCTCTCTGTTCTCTTTATTCATCTTATCCATTGTGCCGGTAGACACAATGACCGTGAGGATCCCGTTGGGCTTTAAAAGGTCAAGTCGCTTGGCTATAAAGAAGTCGTGTATCTGCTTTATGCTGGCATAGGCTTCTGCTCCCTCGGCGTATCGTATAAGGCCTCGGAAATTACCAAACGGATCGTTGCCTATTGATATATCGTAATAGTTACCAGTAGTGTATTTCTCAAATGGCATATTGAAGTGATTTTCTTCTGGATAGAGAATAGAAGCTATCTTGCTTGAAGTTTCGTCCATTTCAACAGCATCAAGGCTGACCCCTTCTGGCTTGAACCCAAGAAAGCTACCTACGCCCTCTGATGCCTCTAAGGCGCTCGCACCTTCTATCTTAACCCCAAGGGCTTTAATCTTATCCCATATGAAGTTTATTACAGAGTACGGGGTATAGTGCTGCGAAAGAACGCCCACTTGGGATTCTTGCAGTCCACCTGCGCCAGTATATTGACGCAAAATATCTCGTTCAGCCTCAGTAATGTTCTCCGGGGCTTTCTCTAAGATCTCTTTAGCTTGCTTATTAAGGGATTTGCGCTGTGTTCGGGTGAGTTCTACCGGCTTATCGGTAGATAATTTGATATTCTTTAGTTCAGATTCTTCGCTGCCGGAAGTCCCTGTAGTATTTCGCTTTCCAGATCTGACAATATCTGGGCTAGCCCCAAACGCTGCACGGTTTTCGGGTTCATCTTGGATAGCTTCGCCTTGGCTGATTTCTTGGCGTATAGCAGTCGTTCTGCTCCCGTCTGAAACTGTACTTTTGGATTTGCCATCATCTACTCCTTTATCCTTTTCAAGTATACCATCTTCTTTAGTGTCTGACAAGGTGTCTTTTAATCTTTTTTCTGTCTTACCCTTTTCTCTCTTGGCTATAACCTTCTTAAGATCAGATATAATGTCGTCTTCTTCCTCGGGCTTGCTTTCTTTCTTAAGGGCGTCGTGTTCTTCTTTTATTCTCACCCAGTCTTTGTCACCCTTCTTCATTTTAGGTCTGGTATCTCCAAAAACATTAGGGGCTAAATCAGCATTGTACTTTTTCATTACCTGATTCGCTCTTTCTTCGCCCGTCATATCTTCTATCTGCTTCTCTAGTTCTCCTGGAACCTTAAGCTCCTCTCTTTTTCTTTCGGCTTTTTCTATATGGATATGCCCTTTAGAAGCATACTCCTTAATAACAAAACCTTTATCTTCAAGTATCTTTCGTGCTGTATTTTGCTGTTCTGTGGAAAGGAACTTCTCGCCTTCCTTAAGCTTCACGGTGCTATTTGCACTTTTCCACTTTGACTGAACCCAGTCTTTGTCCATAAATACTATATCAAGTGCCTTGTTTTCTTCGTGCTTGCTTGTTCCGGGCTTTGCTGCATTGTCTGGGTCTTCTGCGAAAATACGCTCTTGGTCAGCAGATGTTCTCGCACCAGATGTAACATACATATTATGGTCAATGGCTTTGACTATTTCCCCACGTGCAACCTCGGCTGATTCAACTATAGCCTTATCAACATCTTTAGCATCTATAGGGTTAAATATTGCTTTACCTTTAGTCTGCTTTGATTCAATATCAAGAGCCGTATCTATCCCAGACTCTTTCTTCATAGCATCACCGTGTTCATCTATGTATTTCTTTACATCATCAAAAGACTTGATATTGTCTTCTTTGTCAAAGCTGTAGTAAGCTTCTCCGTCACCCAGTTCAAGCTTGAATATGTCGTCTTCTTCACGACCTACCCCACGAAAAGTCGGATCGTCTGTATGAAATTGCTCTGACGCTTTAAAGCCTTTGTATTTCAAGACCTTAGTTGTCCACATATCACCTTTGGTAACCTTGACGTCGCCTTCCATTGTAAAAGGATCTTCTGCGTGGAACACCCTTTGATTTGCAAGAACATACTTTTTGCCACCATAAGTGACCTTTATGCCTTCATAACTGCCACGCTCTGCTTGTCCCTTGTCAACCTTTGCTATGTTTTCTTTATATGTCCAAGATTCACCCTTATATTGATCTTCCGGAACAAGCTCTACTACATTCGCTTGACGTGTTCCACTACCAGAGGTTCTGCTAACAGCAACATGAAGCTTCCCATCTTGGGTAAATGGCTTAGTTACTACTGATTTTTCACTATTAAAATTAGAAGCCTGTATATCTCCGGGCTTCCTTTTCTCGTTCTTGCTTGTACGGTCAGACTGGAATCTCTCCGGTTCAACCTTAACTGCGTTTTCGACCTTTTCAACCTGCTTAACGATCCTAGCCTCTGCAACTTCAATCTCTTTAGCGTCCCCACCCTTTTTGGCGTCTGCAAGTTCTTCTTCAAGTCTGGTGATATGCTGTTTCTTTCCAGTGCCAACAAAATCTTGCGCCTTTACGTTTGCAACACGCTGAGCGATAGTCCCTAGATTTATTTTCTTCACTATCTTAGCTATCTCAGCGGGGCTCTTAGAAGGGTGTGCTATCTTAGCTTTTGAGTAATCTTTAAGCGTAATGTCTGTTTTCCTTATAACCTTATGCTCTGGGCTAATAATTTTTTTACCAAGGTCTGCTGAGCCGGTCTTGACTGGGGCTTTTGCCTCTATCTGAAAGGTGCTTCTCATTTTATTAATCTCACCAACAAAAACAGAATCATATTGAGGGTCACTAGACGTTATAACTTTTTCATTTAAAACAGCCTTTGCGTCCCTTATAACTGCCCTCTGGCTTGCCTTAGTTCCACCTCTGCGCTCTACTCTTTGTATAAAGTCTTTAAACATAGCTTTGTTCTTGGCTCTTACCTTTACGCCTTCTGCAACGCCTCTGCCTACGTCTATAGCGCCTTGAACAACCTTTTCGCCTGCGCCTTTAAAATCCTTACCTAGCTTCTTCAACGCCTTCTTGTTCATAGCACCGGCTATCCCTATTTCTCCTGCAAACTGTATCATCTGGAATAGCTCTTTTTGCTGTGATGTAGCGTTTACTCCTGCAAGATCTGATATATCCTTTTCATCTAATAGCCCCCAAGCGTTTGTTATGTTCCTGTCGCCCTCATAGCCTTTATAGATCTTGATACTTTCTGAGATAGCAGTATGTACAGCTTGAAATTTTAAAACTCCTTTTAATAGAGCAACCGGAGCAGTTCCACCAAACGCAAGCGCTGACATACCTACAAGCTTTCTGTAAAATTCAAAGTTTGTAGGATCTGCTTTTATACCACCATATTTGCGCACTAATTCACGTTGACCCTCTGAGCCCATATTCTGAACCTCAGAAGGACTGAAACCTGTCAACTTAGATAAACTCATTACAGCGTCGGCGTCTGTCATTTGGTCTGCATCTGTAGGAGCAAGCCCCATAAACTGAGCTATCTTATCTACAACAGTTTTTGAACCTTCTGGCTGTGTGTCTACAGTTATTGAGCCGTACTTTTCGTTTATGGTTGTTTCGGCAAGACCCGGAAACCTGCCCGGGTATTTTGTTTCAAGCGCCTTAGATAACTTTTCATCTGGTACGTCTTTAAATTGAGGGTACTTTACTCTTACTTTAGATAGAATGTCTAAGCCTACTGCTTGTGGTTTTACCTTTGGATTTTTCTGATAAAACTCTTTTGTTCTAGCTTCATTAGGAACAAGCTCGGCTGGTACATGACCTTGGGGGTCATAGTCTTTGAGATAACCATATTCATCTGGGTATTTAGTAGATAACGCCCCTGCGAGCTTTTCGTCAGGGACGTCTTTAAATTCTATATGCTTTTTCTTAAAGTCTGAAAGAGCAGAAGAATGTTTATACTTATCTTGAAACTTTGTAAGAAAATCGAACAATGCCATATAAACCCCTTATCGTAACTACTTAATTAAGTAAATCCCAAAGACCATCTATATCGGATAAATCGCCTATACCGTCAATAGAGTCTTTATTGCCGTTTGGTTTCTCAACCTTTTTTGGCTGTTTTGGTGGATCCTCTCCACGCAAGTATGCTGCTGCTGTAGGTCTATACTTTGCAATATCATCTGGTGTTGCAACGTAGTTTTTAATAGCGTTATTACCATCTGAGAAGAAAGTAACATTTTGCCTGCCACCTGCTTCTTTATATACAGATTCAGCGTATTCTCTCTTAGCCATCTTTGCAGCCAAATTATCAACCCTCACTCGGTCTGTTGCTGTTTCTGCTTTGCTTGTCTTGACTATCTTCATTTTAGGGTTCATAAGATCGCCACCTAACTCAACACTATAACCGTCCTTGCCACTCATTGCCTTGGTAGCGTTATTGACTAACTTTGTTATTTTACCACCCTCTGTACTAACGCTCTCTGCGGGGTCAATATCTCCTGCTGAAACAGCATCAAAAGATACGTCCCTTGCTATATCCTTTTCGTTCTCATCTAAAGGAATTATACCCTGCGCTTTAAGTATGGTTTGAGCAAGCTTATAGTTTTCATCTTGTTGTTGAATCTCTTTCATTTTTTGTGAAAGTTGCATCATCTTCAAAGCTCTATCTACGTCTTTACCTGATTTATCGCTTTCAAAACCCCCTGAAAGACCAGACCCGAAAGCCTTTACGCCAGAGTCTAAAGGATCGGCTGCAAGCTTATCTCTTTGCATAGCTGATGCTACCTTGTATAATTCTGCTATTCCTGCCATAATACTTCTCCTTTATGTTGTTGCTGCGCTTTTAACGGCTGTCGCTGATGATGACTTAAATCCTGCGCCCATAGCCTTACCACCTAAATAAGAACCTACTATGCCACCTGCAAGTTCAAGACCTTTATTTAACAAGTTACTAAAAGGACTTGGGCTGTCTGGTGTGGTGATTGACTTCAATCCGTATTGTACGTCCTTATTCATTACGGACTTTGCTGCATCAATGCTCTGTCCCCACTCTGAGCGACCTCTTAACCAATCACTATATTTTGTTTTTGCCTCTGCGTCTTTAAGGATCCTTCCAAGAGAACCTAGACTTTGAGAAAGACCTATACGACCAGTCTTGACACCTTCCTCTTGAAGCCCCATGTTAGCTGCTGTTTCGGCTCCTGCAAGCTTCCTGCCGGTAAAGGTATCATATAGCTCAGCAAGCTTATTTGTAAGCTGTTGATTGCCCCTTTCCTGCAATAACCCTGCTTGTTTGCCTGTATTAGAAGAATAAAGATCACCGGTAACTGCCAAATCTCTCTTTAATGCGTCAGTAGATTCTTGAACGTTTCTCTGCACGCCTGTTTTAAACCCTGCGTATTGTCCACCTTTAGCATAAGGATCGTACTTGTCTGTTGTAAGTAGCTTTTTTATCTCATCTTTACCAAGATCGAACATTTCCGGCATATTACCAGATATGAGTTCCATAAGTTTGTTTTGACCAGTCTTTTCAATGTCGGTCATTTCAAAGTTACCAAGAGAATCTTTGTAAGACTCACCTGCTTGAAAGTCCCCAAACTTGCCTGTTTTGGAGAAACTTGTCAAGAGTGACATTACTTCTTTTTGTTCAGCAGTCAGCATTTCCTCTTGTTCTATTGTCGTCCCTTTTGTCTTATCGAAAAACCCCATTGTTCCCCCTTTATTTGCTCAATTCTTCTCTTGAACCTACCGTATCATATTCAACATGAAAGTCCATTGCAGTTAAATATGTATCATTTGCATAAGTATCATTTCCGTGTGTTCCTTCTCTTGTTAAAGAGCAAAGTAGAATAGAACTAACATCACTTGCAGATCCAGTCAAATTGCCTATACTAAAAAGAAAATGCTCGTCTTGTGAATTAGCAGACATGGTCTGATCTATTGTTATTGTTGTTTCAGTAGGAAAATCATCACCTACATCAGCCCAACTATAAGTAAATATCCATCTAATCACTCCTGCGTTATTGTCTGGAACAGTATTGTGTATATGAAACTCTACCGTAGAGTTTAGCTTATACTTATGCGATAATTGTGCTGTGAAAAAAATCTTATTGTCTTGTGCTGGATTAAAAGCTAATACTTGACAACCCTTATACGCTATATCAGTAGGAGCAGAAGAACCCTTCTTTACCGTACCTAAAACTATTTGCTGATCGTCCCATACAGTAGCAGCACCATTAAAAACAAGAGTCCCGTCAGCTTCAAATTCTGAATAATTAGTATCTCCACCTATTACAAGTCCAGAAATAGTTTTGTTTGTATCTACTCCAAGCTCGATACCACCTGTAAAAACAGTTTCTAAATTTGTAGCAAGACCCTGTATTGTCTTAAATAAATCTATGTCCCATTGATCTCGTTCTTCTGGAAATATAAGACTGCCTATAAACTCTGCCACTATCTACTCCTTAATTCTCTGTTTCTATAATTAATATTGAACTGCTTAATATAAAATGTTTCACCTAATACATTATTCCTGAATCTAAACCTTATTTTCGTGCTTACAACATCAAAATATAGCATTATAGGGCTATCGTCGTCGGGGTAATCTGCCGAAAGTGTTGTCGCATCTAAAGGCGTCCAAGTCTGACCCTTGTCTGTTGAATATGAAACTGTGACTGAATTACCTTTAGCCCAAAGCTCCATTTCTACCCATTGAGCCAATCGTCCTATTTCTTCACTCTGGTAGTCCATAGTTTCCCAAGCAGCGTCAACGGCAATTCCGTTATCATCGTTTACAGATGCGTTTCTCTCATAAACAAGGCCGGTGTTATCTCCAAGCACAACTATTGGAAAAAGCTTCTGCATTGTCCTGTCGTCCCATCTTGCTGTCGCTTGATCCCAAGTCAATGTTTGATCTTGCCAAGTCGGTTGTATTACTAGGCTGTATTGCCAAGCTGCTGATATTCCATCTCTAGTATCTTTAAAACAAGCCTTTGTTCGATAGTTATATTTAAAAATTGTATTTGGAGTTGTATCAGACCCCATTGGAACGGCGCACCAATATTCATCAAGTTCAGGAACAATCACGCTCCAAGACTTATGAACATATTCAGAATTAACACCTTCTCTTAAATCATCTGTAACTGGGCTCTCTATTAAAGGTGCTGAGATACCGTTGAATAATCTTATACCATCTGTGGCAAGAAAAGCTTGCTCTCCTGTAGGCAAAGACTGTATTGTTGCATTACAGATTGTACCTGCGCCTGTGTTTTTTCTGTCAAACTTAAACACATTAGAAGTAGTAACTAAATAACCTAAATATATTGAACCCTCTGTATGAACAGAAACATAAGCTCCAAATCCTGCTAATCCTGTAATATCTTTCCCATCTTCAACCAAATCCTTTGATCCTGTATTTCCACCTGCCCACGTTTCTGGATCGCCAGTATCGCTCCATTGAACTCTCATAGGCCTAGCTGTACCATCATTTACATTTGCCAAGAGAAGATAAGTACCAAACTCTACCATAAACTTGCATTTAGGTGGAGAACCGGCAAGATCGGCTGTGTTACCTGTCCCTGTATATTTTCTTATATTATCTATGTTGTTCGTAAACGTCAACACCCTTGAACCTGCTATTAAAGGCGTAGCAGTATCTATTGGGTCTGCCGTTGTACCTGTAAGGTCTGCCCCTGTTACGTCGTCCCAAGCTAAAGTGCTATCATTCCATTCGTGTATTTCATCAAGCCCTATGCGCACAACATATTTAACACCTGCTCTTATGAACTCACGTCCTACCATAACTTCTTCTGACATAGTTAAACCCATAAGAGTAGAACCAACCCGTTTTTTGATAACGGATCGATTCACGGTCATATTATATACATTAGGCGTACTCTGTTCATCTATATACTCAGCAGGCTTGGAAGTGTCCAATCCTTTTATTGTGAGCATACCACCTGTTTTTGTATAAGCCATAAAGCATCTTACTCCTTAAGTTTTAATTATAAAATTTACCGTTGAATACGGCACCATAAATTCATGTGAGTGGGTTCCTAGTGTTCCGGGTCCGCTGCCACCCTCTGCGTTCGCTGTTTGAGCCTTGCTTTCAGATTCCATTGTTATATCATCACCGGTTCCTTGTAAGGTTCCAGCCTCTCCGTCACCTTGGTCACCAAGCGTAAAAGTTGAACCTTTTCCCACCGGAAATGTATCTTGGAAATCAGGTAAATTGAAAGTTGTTGACCCATCACCAACACCATAAGTAGTTGCTATAGCAGTAAACAAATTAGCGTATGTTGTTCTATTGACTGCTTGTCCTTGGCAAAGTAACCACCCACTAGGAGCAGCAGCAGCACCATACAGTACAATCATTCCAGATGGTTGTGATGCTGATGTGTCGTCTACATATTTTTTGTTTGCTATCATAGCGTCAGTAGTAGGAGCAGCAGAAGTCGCCATAAGAGAAGCATCTGCAAGCGTAGCCACCACTCCAAATGTAATGGTATCACTTGTGTTGACTTTCAAAACATTAACTGTGCTTGTTCCTGCATTATCTATTGCCAAAAAATAAGTATCATTTGCGAGTTGTCCTGCTACTAAAGCACCACCACTCGTAATTTGTATATCATTATCGTCTTCATCTGTATAGACAAGTTCACCTTTACCGGTGATTGTCTGTGAACCAAGGATAGTAGCGCTTACAGCCCCAGTACCCAAGTCAGCTTGTTCTTGCAATGTAACCTGTTTATGCTGTCCCCACGTTATCCCTTGTCCGGAACTTAGCATATAATGGTCAACAGCTATTATTTCCCTTGTTTGCTTCTTAAACTCTCTTATCCTGTCATCACCTAACGATATTGCTTGCCCCCCCGGTGGAGAAGTTTCGTCGTGAGATACTGTTGGTACGCTCATAATATGCTCCTTTTATCGTTTATATCCGTTTATTCTTCCAAGTGATTCAGTTATTCCTTCGTGCTGTTTCATAATAGCTTCGTGCTGTTTTGCCTGATTTTCGTGTTCATCTTTTACTCTTACCGTAAAAATCTCCATTCTTGTAACCAGTTTATCTATAGAAGCCGCTAATTTTTTAACTATGTAAATTGTCAACCACGCACATAAACCAAAAATGCCTATTGGTAATCCAATTTCCTGCGTTATGCTGCATAAAGAAACTACATCCATATCTTACACTCCTTGATAATTAACCATTTCGATAGCATCTGTGTTGAAGACGTCATTGGCTACCATAAGTGAAACACCTTCCATAGCTTTATTCTGCCATTTGGCTGCTTCATTATCAAAGCCAAGACCGAAGTATAGCATTTCAAGTACCTTTGCCCTTATAATCCATCTATATCGTTCTGTAAAGGGAACGCTAGTCGTCCCTGCAACAATCTGCGTGGCTTCTTCTGTGGAATAACTGAATTGATAACTATAGTCTGTACTATCCGGAACAACACCTAAAAGAATCTGACCAGAGAATATGCAACAATCTGCAGGCATACCCTTGTTAACATTTGAAGAATTAGGATTTGGGTATAAACGATCAAAAGTTTCTTTGGTTCTTCTTATCAATGCGTGCTCATTCCCGTTATCATCTATAAGTAGAATCGTGCCTAAAAGGTGTCCAAAATCATCAGGAAGGGCTATCTTATATTTGCCTAGTGCTGATACCCCACCAGTATAGGTTTCTTCCTTAAAGTCTTCAAAAGCATATAATAGCTTAATTTCCATAATAGTATCAGTTATGGCTTCATAAATCTCTGTGCTTTTATCTGTTCTCTTAAAAACCCTCAATATATAGTTATAAAACTCTAAACCTGTCATACTTCCCCCATTTCATAATTCTATCTTGGTGGTTACATTCGTGTTCTATTACTTTATCTCTTTAGCAACTTCTGTATTAATAGCATCTATCTTAGCCTGTGCTTCATCTATTATAGCTTGACCTTGAAGCTTTTGTCTTTCTAATACCTCTAGGTTAGTATTACCTATAACACCTTGCCCTACAACTATACCAGCTTGATCTTTAACATCACCTATAATCTGATAATTCTCTTGATTAGGTAAATCTGTTTCTATCTTTTTTACTGTTATCATTTTCTATTCCTTCCTCTGCCATGACCTCGACTTGGTTTTGGGTCTCCCTTTCTTCCAACCCTAGGTGTACCCCCACATTCGCCTTTTCTTCTTACAGCACTATTTTTCATTTTCTAGCTCCTCTATTCTTGCTAACAACTCTTGATTAGCCTTAGTTAGCATAGTTAACATCATACCTATATTCCTACCCTTTATATCACCATCTTTTGTTTTAATTATAGTCTTAGCCTTACCCAGCGTACTATGGTCTATATGTCCATCTTCTTTAGTCTTAATTCCTTTAATTGTATCTAATGCCGAGCCATCTTCTTCTAACCAACCTTCAGTTAAATCGTTTATTGTTCCATATACATTTAATATAGCATCATTTGAATCAGCAGAGCCTACATTGACAGTACCATCACTTTCACCATCAACACCAACAGCCAGATAAATAGTTCCACCAGAGCCACCCGCCGCATAACCACTACCACCACCCGATATATAAACAGAGCCACCGCCACCAGCTTCACCATCAGTATTTTCAGCATCACCACCCATAGATATATAAACTGCAGCACCGTTACCACCAGCACCTTCAACAGCTGTATCATCAGTACCACAAGATATGTTTAAAGCTATACCTGCTGCTCCTGCGGTTTGCCCTGCGTTTAAGTCTTGACCAGAGATAAGCATATCACCACTAGCAGTTATACTACCATTTACCGTTAAAGCATTTGCAGCCATTTGAATTAAATTAGTATCAGCAGCAATTCCTATATTTCCAGTTGTTATTAAAGATTTACCAGTTATTGAGCCAGTAGCTGAGATATTATGCCCACCTGTGCCTGCTAAAAAAATAGAAGTTACCACACCATTTGTGCCTGCACCATAAAAACTCATTGTATTGGTTGCGTTAGAAAATAAAGTATATCTATAATTAGCTGAACCTGAACCATAAGAATTATTATCTAATCTTAATATATTTGCAGTAGCACCAGCATCAATATCTAATTTTGAGGCTGGGGCAGATACTCCCATACCAATAAGTCCATTATATTGGACTCTCATAGCTTCAGTTAAATTAGCCGTTGCACTTACTGGTCTTATTCCAAAAACTATATCACCACGAGAATAGTTTGCACCATCTCTATGAATATAAGAAATTCCAGCACTTATTTTATCTTCCTGTCCAGCAAAAACTAAATCTGCTGTACTACCTGCTCCACCATTCGTATTAGTGATTGACAAAGCTCCACTAGAGTTTCCAATTGTGGTTTGAGCATCATTACCAGATATTTCAAATAATGAACGAGGACTATCAGTTCCTATTCCGACTTTACCAGTAGAAGTTATCCTCATTTTCTCCGAATAACCAGCTCCTTGCAAACCCGTAGCTGTTCCATATTGGAAATCCTCCGCACTATCCCAAAAGATAGTCGGGCCAATTACTCCTGTTAAACCACCAAGAATAGAAATCCAAGACTTTGCATCTCCATCCTCCGTTATAGATATATAAGCATCACCATCTCCATTAACTTGTAAATTAGTAATAGGATTATCTGTTCCTATTCCAACATCACCAACAAAGGTTGCACCAGCAGAACCAGTAATTGCACCACAACCTATTGTGCCTATACCAGCCAAATTAAGGGTTCCACTAGCTCTATTAATGGCTACTTGTGTTGTGCCGATATAAAATGTTTGGTCATCTGGTGCATATACTTCAGTATCTACTGATAATGTTCCATCACCACCACTTGTTTTAACAAAGCCATTATCTGTAAGAGTACCAAGTTTAACAGAGGTTAAAGAGCCACTAGATAAGGTAGCTGTGCCATCAGTTAAAGAAGTACCCTCTATAGCTCCTGTTGAGGTTATAGCACCACAGCCTAGAGTACCTACACCTGAAAAATTACCACTACCATCTGAGGTATATGTTCCGTCGGTAACCGAATCAACTACCAAAGGCATTTGTATATCAAAGCCAAGAATATTAGCATCTTCCCTTGTTAATTCAAAGTTGTCTGTAATATCAGATACTCTCCACGAAACATACCTTTCATCTGTTACTGCTGTTAAATATCCAGCATGACGAAAAAATGGATTACCACCACTTGTAGAACCAATACCTAAAGTTAAATCTACTTGTCCTGATGGCAAAAAATTAACAGTTACAGAAGAATCTATTATAGCTCTCCTGTATTGGTCAATATATAAACTAATGGAGCAATCGCCCTCGGCTGCTTTTCTATTGATTATTAACTTCTTACCATTAGCTCCATCACCTACATCAGCACCATCAAATAAAGTTAAAGCACCAAATATATCCAAATCCCCACTACCATCAAAGGTAGCGTCTATGCGAGTGCCTAATCTGCCTATGTGAAAGTCAGTAGCATTGGTATAAGCAAGAATAGCGTCAAACTGAGTAGCACCTGGAAGGAAATCATCTGTACCACCAGCTACAACAAAATATTGATGTACCGAGGTTGTGCCTACGCCTAGCCCTGTAAACTTGCCTGTATCGCCTGAGAGTATTGCTAAACTTACATAAGGGTCAGCTGGGTCGCCATCTGTTATTGTGAGAACATCTGTCATGCCTAAAGTAGTTACATTAGATATAGCGTTGGTTCCCATATCTAGGGTTCCACCAACAGTTAAAGCCCCACCCAAAGCAATATCCCCTACAGCGTCAACAATTAAGGACTGTACTGGGCTATCGTCGTGTATCGCTATTGCCCTGTGCATCAATGAATGGTCATTAGCCGTAAGAAGTGTGCTGGCTGTAGGCTGCATTAAAGCCATAATCTACTCTCCAGTTGTTTACGCTGCTGTAAAAACTATTTTCCAAGTGATTTGAATCGTATCACCACTTACTACATTTATTGCACCAAAAACTTGATGTGCAAGTAAATCCCCTGCTGCTCCTGCGTTTAATATCCCTGCTTCTGTGACTGCTTTTGTACCTGTTACTGAAAAAGTAGTCGTAAGTTCGGCTGTATCATTAGTAACTGTAGTCGTGCTTCTTGATCCGGTTGACGCTACTCTTGACAAACCACTATCAGCTATTTCTGTTTCTAAGGTTGTATCTGTCACGTTTGCTGCTGTTGTTCCTATTCCTACTGCGATATAGTCGAAGTCATCTTCGACTACATCATTAAGAACAAGAGCTGCCATAGCTGCTAATCCTGCATTTGTAATCAAGTTCTTTATCTTGCGAACTTCTTTTACCTTACCATCAGCCCCTATAACCTTTACGTTTATTTCTCCTCTTACTCCAATTTTCATAACATTAGCCATTCTGCTCTCCTTCTTACTGTCCATCTGATGAACGTTTACCCCAACTATCAGATTCTTCGCTTCTCTCCGTCCAACTAGAAGATTCCTTGCTTCTATCTGTCCAAGACTTAGTTTCTTTAACTCTATCTATCCAAGCTTTGACATCTTTAACTCTATCTGTCCAACTTGATGTTTCTTTGCTTCTGTTGGTGAAACTAGAAACCTCTTTGCTTCTATTAGTGAAGCTAGAAGCCTCTTTATTCCTATCTGTCCAATCAGAAGTTTCTTTTCCTCTGTTCGTGTAATCTGGTGTTTCTTTGCTTCTATCAACCCAAGCAGAAGATTCTTTAACTCTATCAGTCCAATCTTTGGCTACTTCATTTCTATCTGCCCAGAATCTCACTATATCTGCGATTGCAACTATTGATGCAATTAAAACTTTGACTGCCCCTTTAATGGTATTAGCCGCTAATCCAACTGTTTCCGTAAAAGTACGTCCCTTTACAACGGTATCAGACGACGCAATACCTTCTGTAAGGTTTCTATTTGCACCCTTCAATGCTGTTGCTGCGCCTTGTATATCTTCTATAAGACTTTTAACGATAGACCTTAATATGCTATCTGCTGAAGCTATGCCCTCTGTGAGCGTCTTTTCTGCCCCTTTTATTCCCGTAGGAGTGCTTACGATCCCTAAAGTAATGGTTCTTGCTGTGTTTTTTAGCGCTGACCCTGCTGACACCATACCTTCTGTAAAGGTTCTAATAAAAGTAAAATTCTTAGCTAGCGTACCTAAAATACCCAAAGTAAACGTTTTTTCTGTGCCTTTTGTTGCTACTAGAGTGGCGATAGCATTTTCTGTCAAAACCCTCTCTGGGATCTCTCCGTTAAACCCTCTTGCATTCTCGTTGAACACAAATGTCACCTCTCCAAAAGTCATTCCATTAGCCATTTATAGGCGTTCTCCATACACAAATAATACTCCACCAGTTAGATCTTCGGCTTTAAGTCCTGTTACAATAATGTCAAGACCCGATATAATAACTGGATCCCCTGCTGTTACGCATTTAGCTGCGAAAATCTCTATTCCTGCGGCATTCTCTAATCTACATACATCAGCAGCGGCAATATCCCTGTTTGCTTCGTCGTGATTTACCCACGCAATAGTTTTAATACGAAACGTAATATCTGTTTCTTCTTGATCTGCTGCATTAAACTTTATAAAATTCTTTTCACTTAAAGCTGCACCTGCCATAATATCCCCCTTTTACCATTCTTTATCAATTTTAACTACTAAATTAGTGTTAATTACCTATGTTAGTATCATCTACTGTATCTGTTACATTACAGTTGGTAGCATAATCTTCATCATTTACCGTACCATCATTATCAAGTTTTGCTGTCAAAGTAGCAAGAGCCGTAATATATGTTTGTAATACTGTAATTATCTCACCTTGTGAAATACCTACAAAATTTGTAAGACCTTCACCTATTGTAGATGTAATAGCAGCATAATCTTCATCTGTTACTGTGCCATCTGCGTTAAGCTTAGCTACAACACCATTGAAATTTGTAACCATCTGTAAAAGGAAGTCGTAACACTCTGCATTACTCCAACCAGTTCCAGAAGCTTCTACACCTGCCCCGGGTAAATCTAAATCCCAAAGAGAAGCATAAGTAGTATCTGCTACTCCTGTATCTGAATCCAATTGTGCTGTCATTACTGCGAATTGAGATTTAATCAAAAACGCAAGAGTTACTACATCTATCTGATTTATCCCCTTTTTTGTTAAGTTTGCCATCATATCCCCCTTATTATGGTAAGTGTTTAAAAACTTTTATCGCTCCCGAACAAAGCAGGAGCAATTAAGCCCCTGCCTGTCCTTGAATCTATTTCCCTACTACGATCAAATTGCACGTTGTACTTGTAAATTCATCTGCAACCAAGCCATCTTCGCCTACTGCTGCTATCGTAACCACAAGACTAGAGAAAGTCGCTCTGATAGCCATAAAGCCGTCGTCCTGACCCCCATTCATACAAGCAATTACGTTCTGAATTTCAGTTATGCAGTTTAAAGCAAATGTCATAGTTAAAGTTTCAGATGCAGAAGCTAGAGCAAGATTATAAAAAGACCATATCTTGTATTCTCCTGCGAACTCTGTCGCTTTGTTGGAAGGGTTTGTTATTGCTGCCATTTTACTCTCCTTGTTTAGACTATTAAATTACCTTAAACTACTTACTTTCCTATAACTAGCAAATTCACGGTTGTATCTGACCAAGCTGTAGAAGCTGTTCCATCTGCTTCAACGGAAGTGACCGTTATTACAAGCCCTGAGAAAGACACGGCTACTGCTGTAAATGCTGCGTCTTGCCCTGCATTAGCGCATACAATTACATTCTGTATCGAAGTAGCGCTGTTTGCTGCGAAAGTGAGAGTCAAAGTATCTGACGCTGCAGCTATCGCTAAGTTATAAAACGACCAAAGCTTGTACTCACCCGAAAACTCAGTAGCTTTGTTGGAAGGGTTTGTTATTGCTGCCATTTTGTACCGTCCTTATTGTTATGCAACGTAGGGCTTTTACACCCTACGTTACGTTATCATTAACTCTTACTACCTTTACTTACAAAGAACCTATCACCTCTATACTAATGAAGTAATAGCAGTATCAACGGCTATAACACCGTACTCTTTACTGTTGAACATAACCTTCTGAATACCACCAATCAAACCAGTAGCAAATCCGGTCTTGTTCTCATAGTCAAAGGACTTTTCAACCCAAGACTTTTTGTTCTTTGCTTGAACATACGCAACTGCCTGTCTACCACAAAGCAAAGCTCTGCAAGTATCAACAGCGAAGTCCGTACCTGTAGCAGCGCCCCTAAAGGAGTGTAATGCAACAGAAACATCTAACCAAGGTACGTATTCATGTTCATGAAGGATAACCCCATCCCAGACTCCCAAAGCACCAGTAAATATTGGGTGGTCTTTTCCTCTTACTGCAGCTTCTCTCTGAGCTTGCGCAAAAGTAGCGTTATTCTTAAGATCGAACGCTTGATATGGGTGAATGAACATTACATAATAATCCTTACCTTTGATCCTTAAAGGAAGAACTTTAGGACTTGCTAACTTAGCCTTGATTTTTGCACGGCTAATTAAGGCAGGTGACAATAAATCTGTTGAAGCTAGACTTGTTGCTCCACTTGTAAAATCAGCGCCAAGATAACGATTTCCATACCCTGCTGCTGTATCTGCGTCCGGAATGTAGTCCGGAGTGTTACTCCAAGCACAATCAGCACCAACAACCACACCTGCTATATCTGTAAGTGTTGGATTTGTTACGCCTGCCATCTTCAAGAAGATTTGTCTTTCAATAAATTCCTGTAGACGAATAGATAACTTGTTCTTTGCATCCACCCTCATATCATATGAGTTCATCTGCTCATCCAAGTTACCTGTTAGCCTAACGCCGAATCTTTTCTGATTAATTATGATACTCTCAGAGTATGCGCTTATGGCTTCTTCATTACCCTCTAACTCATTATCTCCATCAACACCATTACCAGTCATTTTTGTAGTCAACGGAACTGTAACAGTATCACCCTTTTTCTTCTGCAAATCTTTGTTCACCCAGATTATAGCATTAGTATCTGTCTTACCTTTGCCCATCATACCGTTCTGAGTAAAGTACATATTGTCTATTGCATCTTTCCAAAGATCTTTCCCCCATATCTCTGGTCTTAAAGCTGCAGCACTTACTGTGTTACCCATTTTGCACTCTCCTTAATATTTAAACAACTTAGCCAGACGTAGCCCTCAGTATGCGCTCTCTGGTTTCAGGTTTAAGCTTGCCCCAAGCATCATCAGATAGAATTGCTGCATCCTCTATCGTTAAATCTGCTTCGGAAACTATCCTACGACCAGAACCACTACTTACTGACGCTGAACTCGTCCGTTTGGTTGCGTTTGTAATAATTTGATCTGTTTCTTTCTTCGTGTCCTTATCTGTGGTATCTGCTTCTTTGCCAACCTCGTCATACTTATCGTGAAGCTTAGCCAGTTTCTTAATATACCCGGCTATATCACCTTCTTCGTCTTCTGCCAATTTTATTAACTTAACGGCATAAATGCCACCCTCTTTAGCGTCTTCTTTCATAACTTCGTTCGCTAAATCGCAAAGCTTGTCAAAGTTAGCGTCTTCGACCCTTGCGTCTGCATACCTATCATCTAAACTAGCACTGATAGCTTTGGCTTTCTCGACTTGTTCTCCTTTTTTCTCCTCGATTTTCTTAAGGTCGCCCTTGGTAACTGGTTCATTATCATTATTCAAGTCTTTATCTAATTCATCATCAAGATCTAACTTATCATCACCCTTTTCAAAACCTTTAAGCTTGTCACGCAACGCTTGGTTCTTTACTTCGAGTAATTCAGCCTTTCTATCTGCTTTCTGACGTTTACTTCGCTCCTTCTTCCTCATAAAATACTGAGCTTTTTCATTGGGAGTGTAGTCTTTGATAGCATCAGCCTCTTTCTCTGGGTCTATATCTTCCTTGCCGTCCTCTTTCTTAGCTTTAGTGTCTTTGTCAGGCTTGTCTTCCTCTTTGGGTTTGGTGTCTTTGTCTTTATCGTCCTTATCGTCTTTATCCTCGTTCTCGTTCTTTGTGTCTTTTTCATCAGGCTTCTTATCAACAATATCACCGTGTTCTTTACCCATTGAGATTTCAGACTCGTTCAAACCCATCTCTTTGGCTTCATCAACTGTGATCGAGTTATCAGTTTTTGTTTCCTCAACTTTATCCTCAACCTCTACAGTTGCTACCTCAACCTTGTCCTCTACTACTGTTTCCTCAGCCATTCTATTTCTCCTTGATTATTTTTTATACCTCTTAAGCACGTGGGTATATTTACGTGTTTACGCATTGTGCGTATATCAGACCTGTTGCCCAAGCTCTGCTTCGGCTCTTGCCTGTGCTTGCTGAATTGCTCCTTTAATCCTTGCCTTTGATCCGGAAGTGATTAAGCTCTCGTCTACTATAATATCCATAGGTATTTGAACGCCCTTCTCTACCATTTCCATCAATAATAGATAATTAGCGTGCTTAACTGTTTCTGTGTTGGCTCCTTCACCTACTGCAACATCATATTTGCTTATCTCTGAACTTTGGAGAACCTCACTAAAGACTGCTGCAACGGCTTCTTCATCTAATTCCATAACCATTTGATTACTATTATCCATCTGAGGAACTTCCTCACCATCTACATCACTTGGAACCATTACTGGAACCTTGAAGTTATCATTAATGAAGCCTGTTCCCATAACCTTTATAGCTGTATCAACTGTATATAAACCACCCATTTGAGATAACATAAACTTTGCTAGTATATTCTTTGTGCGTCCGTAATTATCAAAGATCCTTTGGACCATAACAATGCCCTGCTGTTGCCTTAAATGTATTGCCCTACCAGAAGCGTTCTTATTGTCGGCCATTGATAACAAATCTGCATTTATACCAGAGATTTCCTTCATATCTTGTGCGTTTTCTACCGCTAATTGAGCGTGACCCTGTGAAAGCCCAGTTGGTACGATCTTCTCTGGTTTCTGTGCGTCTTTCTTATATTCAAGGATAACTCCTGCACTCGCTCCAAACTTCTTAACATCATTCTTCTTGACCCAAGCACCTTGCTCTGACAACCAACCACTATGAGCAGATGAATTAAGGATCCTCATTTCCTGTGTTCTGCGCTTGTTCAACTCCCTCTGTGGGTCTATTAAGCCTCTGACAATGCCTTGAAACATCAAATGACGCTCTTTCATAGGCGTTGTGATCCTATGAGCAAAGAAAGGGATTATAGGATAGCTTTTCCATAATGGGTAGAAAGGACTCTGATATTCCTCTATTTTCTCATTGCCTACAAGTGCGCATATCCATATTTCAGGGATAACTCTCTTAATAGAAATAGCTGATGGCTGTAGGTTCTTACCATTTTCATCTAACTCGTCACCCTCTGTAGCCTTCTTGACATAGATTTCAGCAGTTTCTTTATCATCTACCTCTGCTGATATTTTGCCAAGCTTTCTGTCAACTATAATCCATTTATCTACATATTTCTTGTAATAATACTCTGTGAGGTCGTATCTTTCTTTCCTAACTCCAAATTCTGTTGTTGCACCATCATCATACCCTTTTGATTGCTCCTCTATGCTTGAACTCTCTGGTGTTGCATCTGTCTTATCTAAAGTAAGTTTACCTGAGGCTATATTGTCTAATTCCTTCTTCTTATCCGGAAATAGCTTATATATTTGATTCTTATTCAAATCTGGTGTCAACTTAACTACATACTCGCAGTCTGAAAGGTCGTATTCTGTTCCATCTGGATCTGGGAAAACATTAAAAGGATTTAGCTTCTTAATCTTCATTTCACCATTAAGCAAGTCCCAAGTGTAGTCAATATATGGCTCAACATAGCCTTCACCACCAATACAGCCGTCTTCAAACATTTCAGACAGTTTATACTTACTTTCACTACGTTTCTCTACATTTGCAAGCAACCCTGATGCTATATCTGCCTTGACGCCATCTTCTGAACCTTCTGGGAAAGCCTTCGCCTTTGACCTGTTCTGACGCTCGATACCGGAGATTAAGAACAAATTCGGCTGTATTTTATTGATTGTGAGTGCTGCAACCCCGGCCTTGGCCAACTTAGATACATCTGCGTCGTCCCATTGCTGACCTAAAGCAAACTCAAAGTCACGTAGTTGCTTCTCCATCAATTTCTTTTTTGCTTGTCTTGCTATACGAAGATCTTCAAGAACTAGAGAAGACTTAATTTCATCATCATTCTCTATTTCTTTCTTATCTTCTATTACGTCTATATCCTCGTAAACCATATTAACCCCTTTTGCTATTAATGCCACGCTTTATCTTATAAGCATTAGATATTGTCTTAAAAAAGTTACCTTTTCCCCCACCAGAACCATCCCTACGTCTTGTTCCTCCACAAGCCCCACGAAGTCCTCTCCCTGCGTTTCCTCTATTATTTTCCATTATATCCCCTTTTCACCAACATATTCGACGTCCAAGTCTGCTTTGCTATCAAGCTATAATGCTTTACAAAACTCGCTATACATATCCAACACCCCATTTATGTATGATTTCAGATTGTTTTCGTCCAAACCCTCTGTTACCAAAGCACTCTTAAGCAAATTATCACGTATGCTCTCTAAGCTTATATCTGATTGCTCTTGCGTTTGTGTTTGTATCTGAGTAATTGTTTGCATAACTCTCCCTATTTTAATTTCTCTAGGTCTGCAGATAGTTCAACCTTATCTGCTATAAGCACCAACAACTTCACTCTATCTGCTTGTATAACCTTTTCAAGTCCTTCAATATGCTCCCCGATTCCCAATATCTCTGATTCAATATCCTTGATTCGCTTCTTGACCATACCAACGCTTTTCTTTTCCTTAGGCATCTGCTCTCCTTTACGCAGTTTCAAGAATGAAGTCATTAGCATCTTCTTCATCTTCTCTCATATATGCGTCTGGTTTTTTATAAGGCAACGCTATCTTATCCACAACCCACAAACCTATTATATACGCTTCTGCCCTATCTGGGCTCTCTCCAAGCTTTGGTTTGATAACCTTTTCCTTATCATCTACGATTATCTTACCATTTGATAAAAAGTGGTAAGTTACGCCAGCCAACTGATTGATAAGCTTAGGGTCGTTGGGTATATTACATTTTCTATTAGCAAATTTAGTCCCTGCGTACCACCAAGCAGCAGCTTTAAGGTTCATAAAGGTAACTTGATCTTCACCAGCCAAGTCTTTACCTGTCAATCTACTATCAAAGCCATATATGGTCATTTGCTTCTTTTCGTCTTCTTCATCAGCATCTTCACCATAGATCTCTATCAGCCTGCTATAAACCCCTGCTCCTGACCCTATCTTGTCTACTGCTATAAGGTTGCTCCGGTTCTTCCTTGCGTGAGCTTGTAGACGCCCTGTAGAGTCCATAAGGCTATTCCAGTTATATATCTCTTGATTGACTATCTTGGTGTTAACCATATCATAAATAACGCACTCGTCATTGCCACCACCCTCTGATATGTCACAAACAGTAATACGCTTCTCTACAGTCTTATCGTGTTGATCGTTATTCACGTTCAATTTGACCCATTTGTAAGCAATTATCACATTTGCTGCATCAAGTTCGTCCCAACTTCCGTGTAAATAAGCCTTTAATAACTCTGGTCTGTGCTTGAAAGCCTTAGTCAACTGCTGAACATATCCATCTGCAAGGAAAGGATTATCGCTTGGCAACGCTTGTACGAACCGATTGCCCTTCTCTTTCGTGTCTATAAATTCATCTTTTAAGAAACATATCGCAGGATTCGCAGTAAGCAAACCTTTATATTTGATGCTCTGTCCATTAATCTTAAGTCTGCGTGTACCACGAATTAAGCCTATATCATCACGAGTTAGCTCCTCTGCTTGATCTAAGCAATAGAAAGCGTACTCTGCTGAGTTAAACTTATTGATTGTTTCAGATCTATCCATACCACCAATTTGTATTGCGACCTTGTTTTCGATAACAATATACTTGATTTTGTCTATCTCCCGAATCTCGTAAGCATCTTCCGGAATCATCTTCTTCCAAGTAACTAGGGTAGTCGCATTAAAATCAACACTCTGTTTTCTTCCCATAAAGCCAACAACAACTGGGTATTTCCTTACGGGAATGTCAAATACTTGTATCAAACGCTTTGACTGTGTGTATGCGTAATAACAAAGAAATACTGATTTACCACCACCCTTTGCTCCACCATACATCAGTTCTTCTGTTTCGGGATCATCAATTACAGACAGCGCCTCTGCTTGCCGTACGCTTAACTCCATTTCTAAGACTGGATTATCTGTTTCTACTGTCACTTCTTATCTCCCTTAATAATGACCTCAACATCACGCTGAACTATGCTGCTTCCACCATCAACCTTGATTAATATATCAAAAGGTCTGTTCTTCTGTGCATTAGGATCACTCTCGGCTTCTGACTTCTTAAGCTCACATATCTCAACCAACTCCTTAAGATACATAAGCTGACCTCTATCATCAGGCGCTTCAACAAAGCTATCATCTGTACCTTTAATAAGCTTACAGCCTTCTTCACGGTCATTTATACCAGATCTCTTGATAAGATCCTTGATGATTGTCCTTGCAGTCGCACCCTCTTGCTCTGCTATATCTCTATAGGTCATTTGGGTCAAGTGCTTATATCTCTCCATTCCTGCATACGTTTCAGCTTGAATATGCCTTGCTCCTGCCATAATAGCTGCATTGTAAGGCGTTGCCCCTGTTTTCTTCATAATATCATCAGCTTTAAGAGCGTATGCAGGGCGTTTGATTCGCTTACCGTAGATCTTCTTAGGCTTCTTTCGTGCTACTTTCTTAACTTTCTTTGAAGGTTTTGCAATAATCATAACGTTACTCCTTTACATTTACGCTTGTAACAGCGATTACTGGGTAACCTGCCAGTATTTCACGTGAAACATCATAAGAGTTTAGGTAGCCCCAAGGCTTTTCCTCAGGACTACCCTATTCGTGGGAGCGAATAACTCTTGAAGTGTGGTGTATCTTTTTTTATTACCTATCACCCATAGAACTATTTTTTAGTATGATCATAATAGAAAAGAGCTAAGTCGTTACGTATCAACAACTTAACTCTTTCTAATCCTGTACCATCACTCTGTATCAGATTTAGCTCTCTTTTTCCTTATCTGTCAACTCTTGAAAAGGCGCTTTGGCATTAATACAATCCTTTGAAAGCGCTACCAAATGATTAGTAAAACGCTCTCTATTCGCTGTGTCTGATTCCAACCACTTACGAAACTCTAGTGATGTAATATTACCAAATACAACCCGTCCATCTGGTGATGCACAAGGTATCTCTACAACTCTAATCCAATCTATTGTTTTATTCTCCATTTTGCTTAATCTCCCCCCTCTTTCTGATTTCGTTTAAATCTAGCCCTTTGCCCGGGCATTGTTCGTGGTGGCATTCAATATGAACTATATTAAGGTCTTTAAGCAAAGTTACCAAACTATTTTTTTGATGCTCAGTAAATACATCATAGCCAGTAAGCACAATACCCACATAATGATTACGGCCTTTAGCGTGAGCACCGAGTTTATCCATACTACGACCACGCTCAATATCCCCATTAAACCTAATAACAAAATGATAACCAATTCCATTCCAACCTCTCTCTCTATGCCATCTATCAATCTCTTTAGCACTTACGTCGTGTGATGCTGTATGGTGTATAACAGCTTTATGCTCTAGTAGATCAGCATTGACTATTCTAACACAAGTAAGCGTAACTATTAACAAACTAGCTATAAACAATACTATGATTAATATCTTATTATATTCACTCATATCGCCCTCACTACTTTCCCTTCTTCAAGCCATTAACAACTATCCCATTTGATAAATAAGACACACGCATGGTTCCTCTGCAAATATTTGGCTTGCTCATTAGCACCCTTGCTAAAGCTTCAATACCTATCTTTAACCCAAGAAGTGTCTTATATCCCTCAGAACTACATATAATCCTGCCATTACTCGCAACAATCCGAAACCTATGCTCACCCCTACGATCCTCAAAAATCTCTATCTTGCCCTTGTGTTGCGCCATTTTAACCCCTTTCAGCCGTTAAGCGTCTTTATCACCGCTCTCTTTGTTTTATCATTTCCCTTTCCATATTTTAAAGCTGATCTTGCCATATCTCCTTTGAATATAACTAGCATAGATCCACTCATGCCAGAATTATTTGTGACATATATGCCTTTTGAGTTTATACCTTTAAATTTAACCCTACCCTTTAAAAATCTTATTATAGCATTAGGATAAATAACTTCGTGGAATATTTTGGTATCAGTTGATACTGGCAATAACAAAATACAAGTCTTGCCTTTCTTACTTTCTTCTAATGCTTTCATAATAAAAGCTTCTTTTAATTTTCGGCTGTATGGTGGATTAATAAAACAAACACCACCTTGCCAATCAGATTTAAGACCATCCCACTTAGATAAATCATTATTTAAAGGACAAGGATCGAAGAAATTACCAAACTCACTTTTAATTGCAGATAATACTTCTTGTGGTGTTTCCCAATTATCGTGGATAGGCTTTCTAATTTTCATGCTTGACTCTCCAATCTTTTAACCACATTAAACGGTATACCTTTTGGCTTATAAGGCTCATAATAATCAGGATAATACCCTCCGATACTCTCTCTAATGCTAGGTGTAGGAAGGGAGGCAGTTGGTCTGCGATACACTCTTCGTATCCGGTTCTCTTTATGCTGCTGATGACTTACATCTTCTGACAGCAATCCAGCCCCCGAGTCAGGGCATATATCAAGGCTACCACGCCACTCCCCACTACACCTATTCAAATCTTTAATAAGCACTCTAGCTTTCTCTGCATATTGTTTATCTCCTGTGCCTGCATATTTAGTTAATGCTGTTGTTATAGCTTTTAATGCTATGCTCTCTAGCTCTCCGTTGTCGTTCCATGTTGATTGGGGTCTCAAATTAAAAATGGTGGTACCAACTGGCTCGTAGTCAGTTCTCGAGACTGACACTTCGGTTGCAAGGTTCTCAGTACTACACCAAGATAACCAAGGGCTGCCAAACCACACCACCATCAATAATAATAAGATTAGTTTCACTTACTTCCCTTCTTTAAATGAATGAGCCAAGGACGAGATTCGAACTCGCGTCTTCCTTCTAATGTAGATTGGACGTCCTTGAGGATATTTTCCCAGTTAAAACTACCTTGGCTCAAATTAAAAATGGTGGTAGCAGTTGGTCTGCAACTTTGGTCAATGACGCTAGGCTTTACTACTCGCCCTACATACTTGTGTTCGCCACTTTCCCACATGCCACAAGAAGCACTCATGGTTAGACTACTTGTCAGGTTTCCGAACCATACCACCATTAATATTAATAAGATTCTCACTTCACTATCTTAGCTAATTGTTTAATATTTGTATCTAAGATTAAAATTGACCTTTTGTAATTAGCTAAAACACTATATGCATAGAAAACGATAAAATACAAACATACAATAGATATAGTTAATCCCCATATATAGATTTTATACTCCATCACTCCACTTTCCCTTCTTTGCCCTCTTTTAATTCTTTAACATTTTCCCAATAACTACACCTACAACTACTTCCAATGCGACAAGTTATCCAAGCCCAAAAAGCTTCTATTAAACACATTTTTCTTCCCTTCTTTAATCATCTTAGGTAGTGCCTTAACTATTGCAGAGGCTATATTACATTCTATCCTTTGTTTTTTTACAAACACTACATTTTTTCATATTACCCCCAATAAAAAAGGCACATCATCGGTGTTAGTAGAAAGAAGCTTAATTCTTTCGCCGACTTTGTGCCTTAATTTAAACATAAAAAATGCCTCCTTCTACTAACAAGAACATTATAGCATTTATTGGATTCATTGTCAACCCTTTTCTTGTAACGCTAATGTTATCTCTGATGGTTTAGTCATTTTTGGTCTCCTTGCTCTTAGATTTGTCTGATGCAACTACAAACATTCTAATCCTACTTGCATTATTATCTTTATAGTATTTAGAACAAACAGATTTATTTGTTATTAAATAATACTCTTCAGCAAATAACAATTTAAAGCAAGCTTTTAATGTTAGAAATCTCATTCTACCCCCTCCTCTATTTTCCTATTCATTTTTGGTCTCCTGCCTTGGCTATTGCTTGTTCTATAATATCTACCAAAGTTTTCATATAGTCTGCGTGAATTCCTTCAGTTGTGCCATCAGCACAAAATTGGCAGGCAATCATCGCCCTAATTTCTTTACAAGCCTCTAACAACTCAGCAGTAATAGCTTTATCAGGTAGAGAGTCTAGTTGTTGTTGAAGTTTGTCTTTATCTCTTGATACATTTAATATATCTTGTAATAGAACTTTTATTCCTTCCTCATGCCATTTATTAAACTCTTCCCAGCATTGATTTCGAGCTATAAACCCATAAGCTGTTGTCACGTCGGGTTTAGGAAATCCATTAATACCTTTTATTATATCTTCGCTTATCTTCTCTGGTTTATTCATTTTTGGTCTCCCTAAGTATTAATAATGTTATTCTCATTCTATCCCCTCCTCTATTTTCCTATGATGCTGGTTGTAGCCAATACTTGTGTAAGGAAATATTTCGTTGGTGCTTAAATCTTTATAAGTTTCTTCTTTCTCACCATTAAGCTCTTTTATGAGGTTGCAAATTTGGATGGTGGCATCTTTTCGCATATCCTTTACATAGGGATTACATTTTATATCATGTGGTATTAACTTATCTATAATCTTCTCTAATTCTTTCTTAAAGTTCATTTCTCCTCCAAAAGTTTAATACCATAAGTTAAAATCTTTAACCTCATTTCTTTTTCAGCAGCAGCAGAAGTATAAGCATTAGCAGCAGCAGAAGTATAAGCATTAGCAGCAGCATAAGCAGCATTAGCAGCATAAGCATAAGCATAAGCAGCATCAGCAGCAACATAAGCAGCATCAGCAGCAGAAGCAGTAGAAGTAGCAGCATTAGCAGCAGAAGTAGCAGCAGCATTAGCAGCATCATCAGCATAAGAAGCAGTAGAAGCAGCAAAAGCATAAGCAGCATAAGAAGCATCAGCAGCAGAAGCTTTATTTTCCTTAGAAGGGTCTTTTATGCACCTCTTAGCTGCTTCAATGGCTTTTCTAGGTCTATTATCTTCAGGATATTCCTTTTCAAATATATCAATTACTTGTTCTGCTGCAAAAACAGCGTATGACACAGAACCTTTGTAATCCATTAACCTAACTATTGTCCACTTAGCCCAGTCAAGTTTATCTTCTTTGATTAATTTCTTAACAACATCTATACCTTCGGAGTCTTTCTGCTTTAAAAACCATCTAACACCTTCACCACAAGCGTTCTTATCTTTTAGCCATTGTTTGGTTATTTTCATTTCTCCTCCAGTAATTTCTCTAAGTAATCTATAATCTCATTAACCTTATTTCTTAAGGGTATATCAGCCTGAATCATGTCTTTTGTTATATCGATTTTATTGGGTAGTTTCATAATTGCTCCAATCACTCATTCCGATCCTCTATCTGCTCCTAAAGCACCGGGTTCTAAATTCATCTTCTTCTTATGGATCCGTTCGTTCTTCCAATCCTCAAAACTTAAACCTTCTGGGTGCGCTAGATTGTTTTTAGATGAATAATGTCCATCTTTGCAAATGAACTCACGCCTATACTCCCTATCTAAAATATGATCTATTTCCCTTTGGATTCTTTCTACTTGTGCGCTCAAAACTTAAGCACCCCCTGTCTTGGATCCTCTACCCTATAACCCAAAGCCTTCTTCCACTCTTGCTCGTTCCATTTTCTGTGTTTAGCAACTTCCCACAAAGTAGGTAAAAGCTCTTTATTGATATTCTGTATCCGAGCACGGATCCTCTTAATATCGTCCTTAGTAGGAACCTTGCATAGATTTTCAAAAGAAATTGATGTTTGAAAATAAGATATATATTTAGAATAGAACTCTTTCCAAACCCCAATCATTAAGGCAGTATCACTATTCCGTGTATTTGGTTGTTGGAGCATAACTAAATAAACTTTGTCTTTTAGCTTCTTATATTCACGTCTTTCCATTTTTTTAATCCCCCTTATAAGCAAAATAAACATTAAAGTCCAAAACACTAACACAAACAATATCAAAATTATTCCAAACTTCATTCGCTCCCCTTTCTCTGCGCTGCTAGATCTTATCTATGCAGCACTTCTTATACTTCGCTCCTGACCCACAAGGACAAGGATCGTTTCTTCCTGTCTTGTTGATCTTCTGGTGTCCTCTATCAAACGATAAAATTCCGTCCATATGGTCAATTTCGTGTTGGATCATCACGGCTTCAAGGCCTGTAGCATCAAAAGTGTGATTCCCAGACTTCACCACGATATGTAAATATCTATCCACCGTAAACCTTTTACCCGGGATAGATAGACAACCCTCTCCACTAAACATATAAAGCTTACTCTTGTCTAAGATCTCTGGGTTCAGCAACGTCCTTTCAAAAACCTTATCTTCCTTTTGTATATTATACCAAGCAACCCTATATGGTTCTCCAATTTGAATTGCTGACAACCCAAGCCCGTGCGTCCAAGCATAAGGTATCGCTGCTTTTATTCTCTCTATGATATATAATTGCTTTACTTCTTTTTCTGTGATTGGGCGACTCAAAAATTTTAAGTAGGATTTATCTTCTGGGTATGTAAGGATCTTGTCAATTTCCTCAGGCTTTATATAGCTTGATGCTTGTTGAATGAGTTCGGTTTTTGCTTCTACTGTAGCTTGCATTTTCAACTCCTTTTAGGTTCCGGAAGCCAACCTCGCTAAAGATCGGCTCCCGGTCAAGCACGGGCGCCCGTCCTTGTGAAACTAACCTTATTCGTCTGTCAATTATAGTATATCATTTTTGTAATCTTTGTCAAGTCTTTTTTTGTCCGTCGAGAATTAAAGCCCTAAAGCCATAACTTCTTCAACGCTCCTGACAATTCTATAAACCCTTAATCCGAAATGTGACCATAGCTTTTCAAACTCTATTTGGCTTGGACTTTGTCTACCTTTTTTGGTTTTAACTTCAAGCCCTATGGTTGTTCCATTATAGAACAAGAAAATATCCGGCTTGCCGTTTATCTCAAACTTTGACTTGAAGTGCCTACCATCTTTTGTTCTTCTCTGATTACCCTCTCTCCAAAAGAAGTAACCCTTGGTTTTAAGGTAAAAGCAGATAGCCTTTTGTATATCACCTTCTTTACGGTTCGGGAGCGCTCTAATCAAGATCCACAACCTCTCCATCACCACCCTTGCCAAAACCACCTTCTTCTTCGTCTTCTTCTTTTACTGTCCTAAAATCTGGCTTTGGTGACTCTACGTTAGGATCTATCTTCTTTTCCTTTATAGGCTTGGGCTCAAACTCAATAGTCTTCATACACTTTTTCCACTCTGCAGCGTGATCTATTGGCAATTCCTCAACATATAGCTGCGCATCAAGCTTAATTTCATTCCAAGTCATAAACTTTTCAGCAAACTCAATAAGCCCTTTTTCATCAAAAATAGCTTCCTCATAAGGGATCTCGTTCAACTCTGCCATTCTACGAGCAACAATTTTAGCCCCGATTTTGTATCTCTCACCATTACTCATTAAGATCTTAAGCCAAAGTGCCTTCTTCTTCTTTGTCTTTGGTATCGGTGTTGCTTGATTCCCTGAATTTATGTTCTTTGCCATCTTTACCGTCCTTTTTGTTATAGTTATTTACGTCCCCATATCCGAACTCTCTTAGTTTCCTGTAGGTGTTGCTAACCTGTCGCTCTGATATTTTCAGCTTATGCACCATTGTTTCTCTACCCCAACCAATGGCTATTTTGCAAAATAAGATTATTCTCTCCAAGCGAGTAAAAGATCCTTTATACTGAGGTGTCATTGACTTTTCTCTTTCACACCACTCAGCAAAGTGTTCATACGATAGTGCCATCTTCAAAAGAGCGTTACTTGGCGCTTTAACTCTTTTGTCGGTTTTGCGTCTTTTACCCTTCTTGAAATATCTCGGGTATGGCTTCTTTTCGCTTGTTAGATAATTCAATCGCCCACCTTCCGAACTCCCGTAAGAAAGCTTCATACGCCATAGCTTCCCTCTCTGTTATATCCACTCCAACAGATGAATGATAGGTGTGATGCTCAAAGCATAGCCCGGCAATATTAAAAATACTCTGTAAAAAGAGTGGAAAGTTTTTTCTATTAGCTATTGTGTTTGGTAGACGGTGGTGGAAACTATGAATCCGATTGACGCACTTTTCAATTCGGCAATAACCCGTATGAGCGTCCGATTCATACTGTCTTGTTTTTTCGTCGAATGTTTTCATAGTCCCACACCACCAATCTTTTATTTAAGCCTTCTTGTAATTCTTGGCAAAGTCAACAACATTACAAGGATAAAGCTCTCCTACTTGGCTCTCAAGTAAATAATCCCCTGCCTGTCCAACAACTTCTCCAAAATTTGTATTTACAGAGAACTTTCTATCCATCTTCAAAGCCCTTACCTGTACTGGCTGCTTCACATAGATTTCAGATCCCTTTGGCATATAAGAAATATGTTCAACTGGGTCTACTGCTTCGCCACCTTCCTCTGTGTCTTTTTCTGGCTCTTTGGTGTTTTCTACTGTTTCATCTTTGGTGTTTTCTTCCAGATCTTTTGTTTCTTCTACACCCGGCATTGGTGAAACTACCTTTGTATCATCTGTTGCTGTGCCGCCGTCTGTTAAATTTTCGCTCACTTCAAACTCCTTTGTTTTGAAACGTTATTGTTTAGAATCTTGTTTATACTTTTGTCATTCCCTCTACTCCACGTGCTTCTCTCTCTTTGGTTCTGCCATTTAAAACTTCCTCTCTAACTTCCTTCCATAACGCTCCTTTCATACAGCATAATATGTAAACTACCCAGTTTTATTATAGATTAATATCCTCTGCCTTGTTTAGTAGATCATCTACAGCACACAATACAACAGCATTATCATTATTGTTTACCCACTTGTCAGCCTTGGCAAAAGATTTATGAATATAATTAAAATCATCTGGCTGTAATAACACAATACCCGGCTTTTCTTTGCTCTCAATAGCACCTTGCATTTCTGCTATTAACTCTCTGGTTCTTCTTAAAACTTGTATATTGCCAGTAGGGTGGGTTTGATTCAAAGCTTGTTCTAATGCAACAAGAACAAATTCTGCGCCAGAATTATACTCTTTTGCTATTATAGGTTCTTCGCCTCTCTCTTTTTCTGGTAAAGCTGCCCATTTCTTCATTTCTATTTGAAAATTTTTCTTCTGCTCATTTGTAGGCTCTTTCATAAGAAACCTATCCATTTGATTTACCGGAATAATGGTAATATCCATATTCATATCAAACTGCTTTAACTTTGCCATCAGCTATCTCCTTTTCCTGTTTATAGTGTTCTGTTAATGATTCACATTTGAACCTGCTCTTACATAAAGAGCACAACAGCCATTTAATTGGGGTTCGTTTAGTTTTCAACACACATTTACTCAGTAATATCCTGTTTTTCATCTAAACTGATCTCCTGCTGGGCATTTACAAATATTCTCAAAGCTCCCTCTTGGTGAAACAGAGTTCCACTTACCACGCCCTTTGCACTTATCACAAACGTCTTCTTTGTAATTCACCCAGTCTTCCCAGTTATTAAACCAAGTCTTAGCGTTTTGTACATAGCCCTTCATAACCCTAGAACTTTTAAGGTAATTTCTAAGGGCTGCCTTTATTTGTAAGAAGTCTTCTGGTGTTTTTATAGATGCTTTGAAACTTACTAATGCTCCTTTCTTCCCAATCGGCTTGGGATATTGTTTCCAGATTTCTTCAAACAAAACAGTTGTATTAACCAAAAGAGGCTTCTTTTCTTTTTCTTTTTCTTTTTCTTTTTCTTTTTCTTTTTCTTTT